GGTAATCTTTGGTATGGTATCACTAGCTGGTGTAAACTCGTAATCATTATGTACTTTACTTGTTTCGGTTACCACCATCTTCTTACTATCTGCGAAATCATATATTCCTTTGCCGGTATCATTTAATGGTGTATCAGGTGTGATATGTTTATCTATGTCTTGTTCATCACCTATTGATTCTAAATGAAAACCTTTCTCGTAATTATCTTTGTAATTGAAATCATGTGTTGTAATCGTCTTATTAAATGCGTCATGTACTACCAATCTATTGGCGTATAGACCGCTTCTGATATTTTCTAATGCGTCAACTTGTTTACCAAACTCATATCGTATAACCTGTTGCATACGCTTTTGTATGTCTTTGACCTCATCTTTTTTAGTGTCTTTGACTTGTGTAATTTGTGATTGAAAATTCCATCTAGTCGGTCTTGCAACTGAGCCACCCATTGCCAACATAGACTCTAAACTTCTAAAATGAAAACCTGCTGATGTTTCATAGAACAAATAACCTGCGTTATTATATTTACCAGATAATGCTTGACTTGACAAGAAATTAATGGCACTAAATGGTTTCAAACTAGGTATTACATACTTGGCATTTGTCTTTGTATCTTCTACAAATATTGGTTTCTTAGAATTTAAATACTTCTTGTTTCTAAAAATATCTTTTACTGCGACCTCTATAGGACCTGCGTATGCTCTACTGACTGTAGTTATTTGATTGTTATACATTTCAGGTGAACAGAAATAGATATTATAAAATTGACCAATGTCGTTACTGGTATCTTTTCTTACACTATCTACCTTGTATATTTGAAATGGTACACCGTTATCATTTGTATAATCCAGGCCTGGTAAACCAGGCGTATTTAATTTAAGTGATAATCTTTCTAGTCCTGTAAGAGGGAATATAGACCTGATATCCTGTGTATCATAGACAGTTATCATGCCGTTCATATTATTACTAAAAATGTCCTCTGTGATAGACATGGTCAAGGTAATACCCTTGATGTCCATAGTCTTAGGTCCACTCTCTTCTTTGTCTTGTCTGTATGAAATTATTTCTAACTCAGATAGGTTGTACTTACCAACTCTATCTAAAATATCTCGTTCAAGATTTGCCATGTTATTATTTTCTTATCAATTTAATAAATTCGTCTTCGAATGTTGGTAGATAAACAGGCATTAATATTCTAATTTGCCTCTTCTCATCTTGTAATCTTCTTTCGTATTGTATGTTTGTAACTGCCTCTGCGCCAGCGTCTGTAGCATTGCACTCTACCTTGTGGGAATAGTCACTAGGACCATCTCCTGCCTGTCTACCACTTGATTGTGTTATCTCGTAGTGATGTACTGTTTCTGGATTAGGATATTTGTCTGCGACATACTGTTGAAATACATACTCATCTAATGGCCAGTCATAATATCTATTGACAATGTTATTAATAAGTGTTATAACCCAAAAATAGTCTGCGTCACCATAAGCTTTGTATGCAACATCTTCAGGTTTCTCACCCTCTTGTACATCATACTTATCATATAGTGTGAGATTGTTTTGTAGTTTACTTCTAACCTTAACTCTTCTAAAGATATCGGTTACAGTTTTAGTGTTGCCATTTGCACCTGATAGGTTATATTCTATTAATGGAAAATGATTAAAAAACTTTGACATTATGCGCCTGCCTCAATATCTTGTTTAGTTATAATTCTGTCTTCTAACATAGATACTGTTAATTTTGTATGTACTGGTACACCGCCACCTTTTGTAACCTCACCACCAAATGTAGTGTATTGTCCGTCTGGTGCATAATCAACCTGAACATCTGTACAGAAACAAGCACCAATTTTATTTAAATGTGGGTTTACACCACCATTGTACATGTAACTTACTTTCCAATAATTTGGTGTTGTGAACACACTTTGTTGTGTCTTGTCTGCGAAACCTGGTGCTGAATTGTATTTGAATATTAAAATTATATCTTCGACTGCTTGTGCCTCTTTTACATTTCTAGGCCAAAAATCAAACTCAAATGAGAATGTTCGTTGTGATGGTGAAGAATAAAATGCCTCATTTCTAGGGTTGACCGCTACGCCAGCTCTTTTGGCTGCAAATCTTATGGGGTCACCCATACCAGCAAGTGATATGAATTCACCTAAAATCTCTTTTGCTTGAGTAGCAACACCACCTACGATACCTTGCATAGCCGCTTGTACTTTAGCAGACGCTCCCTCTGCGTCATTGATTTCCATACCTGCTTTTTCTGCGACACCAGCTAAACCTGTTTCTGTATCACTATCATAATTTTGTGAGTAACCAACTTTTACAGATTGTGGCATGTATAATGCAACTGCTGATGTTACGATACTTCTATCAGGTAATTTAGATGTAAGTTTTCTATTTCTAACACTAGGAGGTCCACCTCTATTCTTTGACATTTCTAAAAAACCACTTGTCTGTGGACTGTAACCAACAAAACCTGATTCAAACATGATGTAATGACCAAGTTCGTTACTGCCAAGGTCAAGTGGATATTGTACAGGACTAAATGATAGAGGATTTGATACTAGTTTTTGTGATGGACTATCTGGTATATCAAATGGCGACTTCTTTAATAATTGAGCCGCTACTTTACCTGCGTCTTTCTGACTACCTGAACTCATAAAATTGTTAACTATTCCAGATAGGAAAGGTGTAGATAAATTACTAGCAATGTTTTTTAGTTTAACTGACATGTATAAATAATCCTTAGTTAGTAATATTTATATAGAAAATAAGAGTGATATGAGAAAGAGTTATAAAGGTTTATTCAAACCAACCAATCCAAAGAAATATGTCGGCAATACCAATCAAATAGTGTATCGTTCACTACTTGAAAGACGGTTTATGCGTTATTGTGACACGAACAAAGATATTCTATTTTGGGCAAGTGAAGAATTGCCTGTTAGATATTATAGCCCGCTAGACAAAAAATATCACCGATACTTTCCTGACTTTGTTGTAAAGACGGTGAATGGTGATAAGTACATGATTGAGATAAAACCCTATCGGCAAGCATTAAAGCCCAAACCACCAAAAAAGAAAACAAAATCATATATGCGTGAATCATTTGAGTATATTAAAAATCAAGCCAAATGGTCCGCTGCTCGTAGATACTGTGAAGATAATAGTATGGAGTTCAAAATTATTACTGAAAAGGACCTTGGACAATATTAAGTTATATAATTATATGACATTCTATCATGGTATGGGTCAACACCTGTTGATAATGGTGGAAAAGAATTTTCTGTCTTAGCAACCTTTGTACTATTATCTTTTGAAGAAGTGTCAATTGAACCAATAACAATGTCACCACCTTTTGTAGTATCACCTTCATTTAATATATCAGTTTTACTTTCTGATTCATCTGTGTTACCTTTAATCGAAGCACCTTCAATAGTAGTTGTTTGACTGCCACCCATAACTTCATTATATTTCTCTTCATATGCTTTAGAGGCAGCCTCTAAGTTGTCACCTTTTGTAAATGGATTCATAGCAGTTGCTGTGTATGAACCTGAAGCGAGAACAATTGCCTTTAACATTTGGCCCATGTCGAAAAACTTTGTACCAATGGCAGCAAAGTCGATTGAGAATATATCTTTTATAAAATCTACTGCTTGATTTACAAGGCCTTCTTCACCAAATAGGTAATCTTTTAAATTAAATGCTGGTTTATCTTTTTCAGTAATGCCGAATATATCTTTAATAAAGTTAATTGCTAAGTTGATAGGTGCAAATAGAATATCAGAAGCCCAATCAATAGTACCACCAATTAATGCAACAACACCTTCTTTTATTCTTACAGTATCAAATGAAAATAGACCTGTGATAATATCTACTAAACCACCTACAGAGGTTTCAAATGCAGCTGTTACATCTTTAGCAAATGTACTTACAGATTCACCTGCTGTGTCTAAACCAAAAAATGTCAATACATAATCAAATGCACTACCAATAATTCTTACGAATGAACCTATAAATCCGTCAACAATACCTTTTATACCACCTCTTAGTCCATCTAATATAGATTGTTCATCTTTATATTCTTCTTCAAATCCTTTGTAACCATCAAACACACCTAAAATGATAGTCAATGGTAAAAATATTTTACCAATAGTTTTACCAATTGCTTTTAATGGTTCTATAATTTTTGCTAATGCACCACCAGCTTTACCACCTTGGCCGCCAGGTCCACCAGCTTCAGCAGAACCAAAAATACCCATGATTGAGTCTTTGAATGGTTTAAATGTCTTCGCTATACTGTTTTTGATATCGTCAGCAAATGTTGTGATTGTTTTAAATGCCGTACTACCTGTGATAGACGCCTTTGTTGTAGCAAATGTATCTTTTACAGTATCTAATGTTTTGATAAATGAGTTTGTAATTCTAGTAAACACACTTGGATTATCAGGCGTACCTTTTATCAAGGTTGCAATGCCTTTAAATGTGTCATCAAACATTACCTTGACTGCTTTGGTAATATCACCTGGGTCAACTTTGGTTGCCTTGATAGCTGCCTTTGCGTCATCAATTAGTTTACCACCAAAACCTACTGTACCAATGTTACCAATACCCTTGACAAAACCTGTCATGGCTCTTATAGATTTTAATTGTTGTGGTAATTTAAGAACATCTGTATCAGCACCAAGAGATTTTGCAAAGAAAGCTAACGCAGCTATACCTGCTAATGCCTTTGTACCAAAACCACCTGTCATTTCAGAAATACCAGGTAATGCCAAACCAGGTCCTGCTTCACCTAATTTTTCTTTATTCTGTTCTCTTAATTGGTCTCTTTCTCTTCTAAATCTTTCTTTATCAAAAGCAAACATGCCTACCATGGTCTCTAAAAGAGATTGGGTGTTCTCTTCGTTTTGTCTACCAATATCTCTTAAATCTTCTAACACACCTATTGTGTTATCATTAGCTGCACCAGCACCAGATAACATACCGCCGGTCATAGACTGACCCATTGATATGATTGGTAATATGTCTGCTCTATCTGCCATTATTTTTTACCTTTACTCGAACCTGTATAGAGACCAAACCAGGCAGCGCCAGCACCAACTACGATACTGATTAACCCACTCTGTTCCATTGTTGGTGAACCTAAATTCATGTACCATATTACACATTTGTATAATAATATGATGTAAACTGTTAAGAACAATCTTGGAAATATTCTCCAAGCGTCAACAGCTCTAGCTAAATGTATTAGTTTTGCATAAGGATTTGGTCCTAAATCTTTTATACTTGTATCAACTTCTAATTCTACAGTAACCTTTTTCGTTGCCGTATCTTTATCTGCTGGTACTACCATTTTTGTTGATGTATCTTTATCTGCTGGTACTACCATTTTTGTTTCTTCTACTGCCATTGTTACCTCTTTTTATTAGCCTGTTGTTTTTCCTTTTCTTCTTTCAAATGACTTAATAACAAATCGACATATATCTCCCTCTCCCACGGTATCATATCCTCTAATTCTGTTAAAGAATATTTATGATGTTGCATTAAAGCAAAGTTAACCTGGAATAAATTCTCTAGGCTGTCGTGTGAGAGGGCGATACGAAAAAACTTTGTAGCCCTTGCAACTTAACTTTACTTACTACCTTTGTCTTAGGATTTACAACCTCAACCTCATGTTCTAATTTAGGCATAGTGTTAAAGAAGTTTTGTATTTTACTAAACTGTTCACTTGTTAGTGACTCAATAAAATCATTCATTTCTTTACTACTATAATCAGTCGCTTTATGCACGGTTTCACCTTCATAGATTTCATATATTGTACTAGAAATCATTTCAAATAGTTTCTCTGTGCCTAATTTACTAGCATCCACGCTAGGGTCAAATGAATCAATTGTAGGGTACTTCATAATCATTTTAACTTTATCACTAATCTGTACTTCATTTGTATGTTTTTCGTCAACTTGAACTTCAACTGTGCTCAAATCTAACTCAACATTTGCGTAAGTTTCTTTATCATCTGGACAAAGTAATTTTAATTTAGCAATCTCACCAACTGATTTAGCTCTGATATTTAAAAATATATACTCTAAATCAAATGTGGGTACTAACTCAACATTCAATGCTCCAAATGTACATGCACCAACAATATTCTTCAATGCATTTTTTATTTGTTTTCCGTCGTTTGACTCTAATGCTAGTAATAAAATCTTTTCTTCTTTTACCAGAAAAGGTCTATACTTAACCTGTACATCACTTGAAGGTAATGTCAATTCATAAGTCGCTGTATCTAATATAGGCAATGCCATAATATCATATCTCCTTGTTTATATTAACCAAAAGGTGGAAATAATCTGCCACCTGTAACTCTACCAATTGGTAGATTTCTTTTTGCTGTTTGTAGTACATCTCTGCCCGCTCTTCTTATTTCAGGAGGCAATTTACCTAATATACCACTAAACAAACCAAAATCTTTACTTGCCTTTATTGTTGGCACATCACCAACTGATTGGCCAACTGTTGCACCATTAATTTGGTCAATCGTTAAGTTTGACCATGTTCTAAAATTTAATGTGACAGGTACATTTACCTGTTCATTATCTGAACCATATGTATAATCATAAGAACCAATTGTTTGAGGATATACCTCATGTAGTCTAACTGCATATGTAACTCTAGCGTCATCATCACCTTTAGCGTCAAACTGACCTAACTGCATGATGTCCATACTACCAACATAATTATCATAGAATTTCATGTTGTGACTTTGCAAATCAAAAATCTTCTTTTGCCAATTCTCAAAAAACATTCTCTGTCTTAAAAATTTATCACCATAAAAAGACATTTCAACTTCACTACTATAAGAATATGCATATGGCATTCTTCTTGCCGGTCCATAAGTTCTATTTGTTTGTGTGTTGACATCTCTATTCGGCATAGTCACTTTATTACACATCATATCAACATTTTCTAATGTTGTTAAACTCTCTAAGTCATTATTACCTGGTGTCATGTCAAAATCATCAACAAATAAATTTGCTCTTGCTGGTGGATTAATTCTTACAATAAATCTATTTGTCCTAGCAAAGCCTTCGCCTTGATTTACTTGTGCAAGAAATCTTTGAATAGTACCTGCACCACCTGGTTGTCTTTGCAATCTAGGATCCTTTACAACATCAATCAATGACCTATCTCTAGGTAAACCTAGTCTGATATCAAAATTACCTATTCTTCTTCCGCCTCTGAGTATGGCTATGACGCTATCCCCCTTTTACATATTTTATTTTTTATTTGATATACTATCATTAAAATGTCTTCCTACTTTGTGCAAAAACAGAACCTATTGAAGCACCTTTAAACTGTGCTACAGGTAGATAGGCTGCTAATGCCATCTCATCTACATTAACTCTCAAAAACTGAGACCTAACTTGTGAATACAAATATCTTTTGATACTTGCCTTTACATATTTATTAGACTTTACTGAGTCATATGTAGCTTGAATTTTGGTTGATTGGTCAAATTTGTTATTACTTGATAATGACTGTAATTGTTGTAAAAATGCAAATCTGGCAGGATAAGGCAGATAGTGAAAATTAAGACCAATAAAACCGCCTTTCATTGGCTCTAATGGTAATACTAATGGGAATGTGTCGTAATAAGGCATTCTTGCCTTTGTCTTAGGGTCATAGAAGAACATACTCATACGACCACCACTTGGTCTACCAAGTAGTTTACCTGATTTAAATAGTTGACTAGGGCTAGTTCTATCGGCGATAAGAGATACAGCGTTTCTGTACCAAGTAGCACTTTTTAGTTTATTGCCTTGTAAATCTTTTAACGGTTCAAATATATCAATTGCCATGGTACTATTTATAAGAAAACCCCTAGCGATTTCTCGCTAGAGGCCAATGCTTTCAGTAAAGAGAGAGAAAGGTTTAGTCTTCGTCTGCCAATTTACTAAAGTAATCGAGAGTATCGTCCTCGTCACTAGCAGGCGTTGACATATTTACCTTAGGCATTTCCACAGAGGTTGTAGATGTCGATTGTGGGAGGTCGACCTCATCTACTGTTACTGTGCTTTGCGTTCCCGTAATTACCCTATTCAGTTTCTCTTTGAGTTCGTCATAGGTCTTAAAATTACTAGGGTCTACAAATGGTTTTAGAGGGTGTTGTTTTTCCCAAACTGCTTTGATGTCGTCATCTGACTCTTTCAAAGGGGTAACACCTTCAAACTCGGATTTATCGTAGTTCCAATAGCCATCTACTTTTCTAATTTTTAGTTTAAAGTTTGCACCTTTCCAAAAATCAAATGGGTTGATTGCTTGTTCGTCTTCAAACGCTGGTTGCATGGCTTCGGTAATCTTATCAAAGATTTTCTTACCAAACTTGTACAGTTTAACCTGTCCTTCGTTCTCAGGATGTTTGGGGTCTGATACTACATAGATGTTTGCATAGTAAGATAGTTTTCTTTTTCTCTTTCTAGCAATCTCTTTGTCGCTATCGACACCAGTATTCCACAATCTAGTATTTTCTTCACTAACAGGATCCTTTTGATTAAGGGTTGTTAATGAGTTCTCAATAAACCAACCACCTTTGTCTTGAAAGGCGTGTGTCCAAACTCTCTGCCATGGCATTTCTTCACCATCAGAAGCAGGCAAGAAACGAAGAACGGCATAACCATTACCAGTTTTATCTAGTTCAGGTTTCCATAACCTATCGTCTTGATACTTATTGCTTGATTTGGATTGTTGTGGTTCACTTGAAGCTTCAAGTGCTTTTGTGATTGCGTCAAAGTTACTTGACGACTTTTTTAGACTTTCGAAATCCATATTTTTATCTCCTGTGTATGTATTATCGTATTATTGTTTTCATGTGACCTGTATAATTCGGTCTCGTTATTATTTATAAGAGTTTTATTACCCATTTAAATAATTCTTTACATTCTCAGGTGTTGATTCTATATAAGGGTCATCATCATCTGAGAAATTATTAAAACCTGGTTCTTCAAACATCTTTTCGACTATGCCATCATTTACGACAGCTGCATATCTCCAAGACCTCATGCCAAAACCTTGTTTAGGTTTAGCGACCAGCATTCCCATGTTACTCGTAAATGTACCACAACCATCTGGTATCATTTTAACATGTTTAATTTCTAAATCTCTTGACCAAGCATTCATAACAAATGCGTCATTTACTGATACACAATATACATCATCTATACCCATATCTTTAAACTCATTATACATTCTATCATAACTTGGTAGTTCTTCACTTGAACATGTTGGTGTAAATGCACCAGGTAGACTGAACATTACTACTCTCTTACCTTTGAAGAGGTCATCTGTTGTTACATCTTTCCATGTGCCACCTATAAAAGTACAGCCACCTTTTTCATCGCTGTCACCTTCTCTAAATTTAAATGTATGTTGTTTTATATTCATATTCTATTCTCTATATTAATTTGTTTATTTTGTCCATAATACACTAATTAGACTAGATTGTCAAGCGTGGAATAATCAGCATATGTAATATTTTTTCTTTTATCCCATTCAGTAATAGGACCATTCACATTATCTCTACCATCATTAAATCTGTTAATTTTAATAAACTTCACATCTGGATTCCAATCTGCAAGTGTAGACCATTGTCTAATCCAATTCACAGCAGGTGTAGGACCATTCTCTTTAGCTGTATAATGTTTGGTACTCTTATAAAGATTGTTTATATGATTATCTGTACTATGTAAATCATGTCCTATCATATAGACTTCTTTTGGTTTCTCTCTGTGTATTGCCACATAACCAGAACTTGGACCACAAGACCAACCATGGTCTCTTGGTGTCATAATATCTGTAAGTGATGTAGAAAAATCTGGTTTCTGTATCCACGATACTTTGATAGTAGAATGGTTTACATTCTGTTTTGCCTTCTCACCATTTCTTTTAATCATATCTACAATGCCTTGTAATTTAGAACCATGCATTACATATTCATCTGCTTCACCTCTGTCATTAGATACTAACACTTCTTTAAGATGTTGTTCAGCCTCTAACTTTTCCATGCCACCATAAATCATAGGTTCGTATGTCATAGAAGGCACTTTAGTCCAATCTCTAAAAAAACAAGGTATCTGTTGTGCTACACCAGCATGATATATCTCATGCATAATACCATGGTCAACACCAGTTAAAACATCTGGCATAAAATCTCTGTATATTGCATTGCACCCATAAATGGTGCCATGTTTTCTTAATGATTCTAAATCAAAACCTTCTCGACTTTCACCATTACCAATACAAAATACTCTACTCATTTTATATAGTAACCTAACACACCCATTATATAGATTGCTAATGATATTGCATTAAGAACAATCAAAGCTCTGTCATGCCATAGAATACCTACAATCAACCAACCTAA